CTACTCAACAAGTCTGGCGCTGATTATCGTGACAGGCGTCAAAGGCGCACCATCATCAGCAGGATTAGTCTCCACGTTCCCAATCGCTGCAACCACATCCGTCCCCTCAACCACAATCCCAAAAACCGAATAATTAGAATCCAAAGCCCCACTATTATCCTTCAAATTAATAAAAAACTGACTCGTCGCCGAATTCGCTTCACTCGTCTTCGCCATAGCCACCGACCAAATCACGTTACTATGCTTGTTCGGAAGCTCATCCTTAATCGTGTGGGCACCCGATACTATTCCGCCCTGAATCACAAAGTTATGAGCTACCCTGTGAAAAGTCGAACCATCATACGACCTGTTACCAACAAGATTCCTGAAGTTATCGGCAGTGATATTCATGTCCGTGTAAAGCTGAATCGTAATGTTGCCCATGCTTGTCTCCAGCAAAACCTTATTCAAAATCGTGGTTGGGCTTTGATTTGCAGGCGAATTAGGCGCACCCAACTTCACAACCACCACCAACCCAGCCACAACAATGACAATCGAAGCTATAACAGCTATCCTCTTCTTCCAAGTCCTAGACCGCTTCGCCTTCAACCGCAACTCACGCTTACTAGCCATTCCAAAACCCCAGCCTTTCAACAGTTTGATACGCAAACTAGACTGGCAGCCCAAAAATAAAGTTATCCTCACACATCAAATAGCGCAATGAACCCTCAGCCTCTTAACCAAAGCTTTCACTTTTTCCTCATCTCTCAGAAACTCTTCCAAAACACCATTCACCAACACATAAATCCGCAAATCATTCAGCAGCGCCAGCCTTCTGATCTCTCTGTGCAAGTCATCCCGAACCTCAACCACAGTTCGCCTGCTTCTATCAGCCATCTCTAAATCAACCTCGCAACCTTATACCTGCTCAGACTATTCGTTTTGCTGCGCAACGCAAACAAGTAATCAGCCAGCAAAGGCTTCTCACGCCCAAGCTCCAAACTCAACTCAAGCGTCTGCGTTCGAGCATCCACAAAATACTCCACATTCAACACGCGAAAATCCCCATCAACATTCTCATTTGGCAAAACCACATGAATCTTGTCCCCAGCCAAAACTGGCGTGTTGCCATAATCAACCACCGTGCTCCGCACCGTCAGATGTTCCGCTGGATCTTTCAGATGTGCAAGCAATGCTTTCGCTCTGCACTCGCATTCGGCATCGCCGCAAAGCTCCTCATCAACGTCCACAAGCTCCCTCAAACCATAAACAGCTTGACTTGCAGCATCCTCTTGCATGGAACTGTAGCGTTTTCCACCGAAAAACAATCCATCCACCCAGAAGTCACCTGTGCCAGTGCTGTCAAACCAGCAGTCAAACCGCACCTTCCTGATCCTTGTCCAGTCGAAACCATTTTCCACGTTCCAGGTGTCCGCGTTTCCAAAACCGACGTTGAACTGTTTTTGAAACCATTCACCTGCCGCAACGTCAAAGAAATGCGAAGCTGACCTGTCCGCGTTATCGTAGAGGATTAGGTTGACGTTGCCGTTGAAGCTGGCTTCCCGTCTGATCCAGAAGCTCAGTAGCGGATAACTGCTCGCATCCACTTCTTTGCCACTATCCAATGTTAGCATGCAAGCGGCATAGTAGAGGCTGATCGCATAAGTCTTGACGCTTCCCGAACCCTTAATCTTCACACTCGTGTCAAGGCTTACTTCGCCAGAAACCGCGCTCCATGAACCATCAGCAGGCGTCAGACTTTCCGTCCATGCATCCTTGTCTAAAGGGACACTTTTGTCAGCAGCGCCATACATCGTGATTCTGTTCCGCACAGCTGTGATGTCTTTCTGGTACTCGCTTTCCTCGATCTTCTCGTTCAAACTTACATTGCTTGTTTTCGTGTTGATGGGGAAAGACTCGAATTTTCCATCTGGAGCCACGCGGAAATCGTAGCCGATCACACCTTGTTTGTCCGTGCTTTCAGCCACAAACTTCAAAATGTCAATGACAGGCGTATCATTATAGTCCAACTTGGTGAAAGTCGTGTCCGTGTCCTCGACAAGCTCCACGGAATCTCGAACGTGGCTTAATCCGACGAAACTGTCAAGCAAATCCTTGATGACTGCTTCGCCCTTCTGATTCGCATAAGTTTTAGTTACTACTCTTCTGAAGAGTTTTTCACCCCAGCATCTTCCGCTTACTCGCAAGTAGTTCTCTGCAGGAGAGGATTCGTATTTGACGCTTTCAACGCGGCAAGTAATCAGCAGCGGACAGTCGGAGCCTCTGCCAACGCTTATGCTTCCATCCGTGCCCACGTTGATTGGGTAGGCTCCGTTCGGGCTGTACTTGCCGCTCCAGTTCTGCAGTAAACATTCGAAGCCGCTGACTTCTTTTGTGCAGCCTAAGTGAACGCGAACCTCAGCTATGTCGCCTTGCGGAGGAGTCACCGAGCCGAAAGCAACCGCGGCTTTCGGAATTTCAATGCTCAAACCATCATTCAACTCCACGCCTGTATAGTTCCTGTTCACCAGCACGAGTGATGGAGCGTCCTTGACTGGGTGTTTGGCTTGCGGCTTCATTGAAATCTTGGATGCTTGCGGTTGCCGCATTCATTTGACTTGCAAAATACCACATTGCACTGGCAGCAGCAACAATTACCGCGATCCCCACGCCTGTCAAAGCCAAGAAGGTTCCGTAGCTGATGTTCAAAGCGTTTTGTGCGGCTGTCGCAACCCAGCAGGCTGCAGCATAAACCTTCTGCGCAACTGCAACGCCCCAGCTGGTGCGCATGAACATGCCCAGGACCGTCACCACGTACGAGGCTGAAGTGAAAACCCGCGCCTGCTCATCATTCAGTAAGCCGAACTCGTGAGCCAGATGCCCAACAGCCGAACCAGCCGCACCCAAGCCAGCAATTACTGCGCCAAGGCTTCTAACTCTGGTGGCTAGAGCTTCTGCATCAGTTTGAATCTTCGCGAATTCGGTGCTTGCTCGATTCACTGCACGTATGGTGACAGCGATTTCTCTGAAGCTCACGTTGTTGCCTCCGTTTTGGCTGCGTCAACGGCTTCACAGAAGACCTGTTCTAGCCTTAGCAGTTGCTGCATGACCGCTGGGTAAAGGTACGGTCTTGCCTGCATGGCACGAGTGCCGAATTCAATAACTGCAGCATACGGTGCTTCTGCATCGATGTTCGCGTTCCAATCCTGAACCCTTGCGTGAATGGTGCTTCGCAAGTAGCCAGTTCTTACGGGCACAAGTTGCTTGGCTAAGTCTTCTACGTTTGCAGCCCATTCCGACAACTGTAAGTGCACATGCCTCTGCATTGCAGAATCAAACTTCTCCATTGCTGCCTTGAATTCCTCAGCGCCTTCAACTGCAATGCTTGTTTCAATGGACATGCCATCTCGCCTCTCTCGCAGCTTTTCTTCGTTCTTCCTCTGCTTGTCGGTCTAGCTCCTTGAGGATGATGATGAATTGCTGGATAGTTTTGGCTGGCTGTTCTGCAAGCTGTCTTGGTGTCCACCCGAATTCTTTGCACAATCGGAATTCCGTGAGCACTTGGTTTGGTTTCTGTCGGCACATGGCTCTGACAAAAAAGCCGTTTCCTCCTGCGAAATCCCACACAACCTATTGACAACCTGACTGAACAGTTCGCCCAGACCTGCGGGAACACCATCCTCCTCGCTTAAAAGCTTCTCCAGCGTTATTGGTTTCGGCGGTGGTTGTTCCTTCAGGGAAGCCCATATTGTTTCTGCTTGAATGGCAATGTAGTCGCTGTTTAGGACTTGTCCTGTGAGTTGGCTGTATTTTGTGTGTTTTTGGATGATGCGGCTGCGTCTAGCCCAACTGATCTCGCCGAAAACATATCTCCCCGCATACTCTTTTCCGAATCGTTCATCCAACTGCAAAACCTCAGTCTGCACGCCTAATCCTCCTAGCTTATGACAACGTCTCTTGCCACGAACTGTGCTTTGAGACTCACCAAATCCTCAATTTTCGTTGGAGTGCTAACGTTTTCCCACTTGCAGTACTTGAGCAACGCACTGTTCGATCCGCCTAAGCCGAATTTCAAGCTGAACTCATTGTCATTGATGACGTCGTCGAATTCGCTTTTGCTTTCAAATTCAAACGTCAAGTCGCCAGACAGGTTTCGGTGGCGAGCAGGCAAGTACTTGAGCAAATAGCCATCGGAAGAGCGTATGACAGGCACTTTTCTCAGATTGTTTTCGATGACAAACTTCCAGTCTGTCACGCGCTCAACCGTCGCCAAGCCAGAGCCTTCACCTGTTCCACGCTGGACAAAGCTCTCGTGGAAAGCCACGGCACCCGCATAATCCGCATAGGTGGCTCCAGAAATCTTCGCCGTGCCCACCATCACATCTTGACCGATTAGCTCGATGTTTGCTTTAACGATGTTTTCAATGCTACACTCTACTGTGGCTTTGTCGAATCTGCAGCCCTCATGCAGCAGGTCAATGATGCCTGCAGTCTTCTCATAGAACACTTCAACGCTCAGACTGTTCAGGGTCGTGATGTGTTGAAGAAAGTTTATTGGAGCGTCGCTTGGCAATGGATAAGCCACTTTAAGCTCGACCTGCCGCAAGCCCTTCTTTGTTGCTTGCAGATCGCGGCTTCCTATTCCACGAACCTTTATCAGGCTTGGATTCAATGCTGGCTCTACACTTTCTGCTTTGATGCCCAGCATTGAGGGATTTGTGGGGGTTTCTCCATAGTTTGTTTCCTGCACGAAATAGATTTTTGCTTCATGTGCGCCATAAGGCAAACTCATGCTCAATTCATTCCTCCATATTTTTCTGGTTTTAGGTTACTGGAACGGTTTCGAACAGCCAGGTCTTGACTGTGAATTCGGTTCGCCACAAGAATGGCTTAACTCGTACCTCGTCAGCTTCGCGGGAACCTGCAATGTCCGTGTACGTTATGCCGTTGACCGTGAACGCAGTTTCAGCATAATCACAGTGGAGAATGGCGGGGGATATGCCGTCGCTTGGGTTGGTGGTTTTGGCAAGTAAGTATGTGTAGCCATTATCATCAATGTATTCGGACGGGTTTGTAGTTAGGGAAATCTCCAGCAACTCATCAGCTTCAGCGGTTCCAGAAACAGCATTCTGCCAGCTACCAGTTGTGAAATTCCAAATTTTGATTGTGACGCCGTTTCCAGATGGAGCAACTCCGTAGCCTTCAAACTTCATGACTAATTCTTTTAGAGCTTGGCTTTGCGCGTCGATTTTGAAACGGAACAGTATGAATGCTTGTTTTCCGTTTTCCAGAACCGATTTGACGTGGCGCGTGTCGTCGCTGTACCATATCTTTTGGTATTCGGTGTCTGAAAGTTCTGTCCAAACTGAATCAGTTGGAGTCGGTTCGGTGGCTGAAGCAGCGTCATATGCTTTGTGAGTTTCGCTAAGACAGCCGACACTAACATAATTGTAATCGATGCTGTTTGGCCTGGTTCGCTTCTCCCGAATAATGCGCAAGATTTCCAGGCAAATCCTGTTCCGCATGTCTCTGCCAACGATGCTTTGTTCAGGTTTCTCGACAACCCAAACGTTCACGCGAGCGAAACCCAGTCTTCTGCGTAGATCCCCGTCAAAGCTGAGCTTGTTCTCCTCAAATCGCTCAACGCTCACAGTGACTTGTCCATCACAGTTCTTCAGCAATTCGCGGTCGCACCATTCTCGACTGACTTGGATGTTAGCAAGTGAGCAGTCATCTTTCACGACGTGCATATATCTTTGCAGTAGTCGGATGAGGGTTAGGGCAGGGTCTTCGGTTTGGCTCATTGTCCAATCAGCCTCCTGCAGATGGATTTGAAGTGGGCTGTTTCGCCTGCGAAATCGAAAGCTTGAACGGTTTGCACTTCGTATTCTTCGCCTTTGCGGCGTATCTTGTCCCTGTTTCTCAAGGGAAGGAAAGTGTAGGCTGCAAGATAGTCGTTGAGCATGTAGCCTGGTTCTATGAGGATTTCTTCGGTTCGCAGTGGTGATATGATTGCTTGGAGATCGAGGGGTTCTCCGTAGCTTGTTGCGTCTGCTGCTTCGCGGATTGGATAGAGGGTTATGGTTTCGCCTTTTGAATGGAGAATCTGCTTGAACCTTGTCATCGGCTCCTCGTAGTTCAAGTATAGTTGTGAAAGCCAGCAGACGGTTGCCATTGCCTGCTTATTCTCTACGAGCGTGTAGTCTGCGTGTTTGACTCCCCAAAACATGAAAGCTTCATGATGCTTGTCTATGACTTTCATGCCGAGTTCGAGGCTTGACTTGTCATGATCTCTTCGAATCTTCCACAAAATGCCGCTGGTGACAGCATCATAATAGTTGCATGCTGCAAGTCTGCGGGGTATGTCTATGTAGCCTGCCCAGCAAACTGCGGGATTGTAGGCTGGATACTGTGCGGAAGCATGTATTGAGTTGATGAAACCGTATACAGCCTTGACGGTTGGACTCCAATTTTCATATTCATACAAGCCTACGAGAGCGTATGCGAAGGGGTCATCGTAGACTGTGGTTTCATCTGCGCCTGCACGGTGCCATTCTGCATCTCCGCTCGGTGGCGGATCATAGTAAAGATAGAAGTTTTCGAGACCTGATCTGCAGAAACCTGCCAGATCGGACATCATCGTTTCATATTTGCTTGTGTTTGCGGGATCACGTTCACACAGCATTTTCAAGCCAGCAAGTCCGTAGAGGTTTTCGATGTTCATCTGTTGAAGCCATGCATCAGCAGACGTGACGGCTCTTGCGAAGCCGCCGTAGTATTTGTCGTGAATGTCTAGTTGGCTGGGTTTGTGCTGCATGTTGTAGAGGAACGTGGAGCATGCAAGAATTGCTGATTCAAGATAGGATTCGTTGTTTGTCAGCTGGTGAGCCTTCAATAGTGATGGGATCACGCGGCAAGCGTCTACGCTGTAGTAGTACGTGCTGGTTTCGTTGCTCCTGAATCCGCCGTAAGCAAGTTTGTTAAGATCTGTGCATTGTTGTGTGAGAATCCAGTCTGCTAGGCTGGTGATTTTGTCGTGGATTTCAGTTCTTCGAGCTTCGAACTGCTTGGCAGAATATGCTTCGAAGAGGAAGTCGATTGCGAAGGCAGCGGCAAAAGAAGCTTCTCCCCATTCTGGATCAGGAGTGTCTGGTGGAATGACGTAAACATACGGTGCATAATTCATGACAAACTGATAGTAGGCTTCTGGAACGTCAGCCAAATCCCTTCACACGCTCCCGACAACAGGCTGTTTCAGCCCGTTCAAAATGCGTTCAAGCTCTGCCTGCAAAACATCCAAAGGCGGAGTCTTGCCTAGAACGGATATGTTTTGGTCTCCGACGCTGAAGCTTAACCCAACTGAGCTGCCGCCTGTCAAGTAGCAGATCGCATAAACTGCGGCCAAAACGGTGATGAACTCTTTTTCAGCGTCTGAGCAGTTGTCTGTGTCGATTTCTTTGCCAAGCTCAAGCTCCAACGTGACTTCTGCTCGCTTAATCATTTTGGAGATTTTCTCGTCCGAGATTTCAGCTGAGGTGATGTTTATTACGTCGCGCACGTCATTGACGGCTACGGTTGCCAA